ATTACTGTTGCTTCCGGGTTAACACTAGGGCAAGGTTGTATGTTGAGGTCACTAAATACTTCTGGTTATGTAGCATGGAGTGCTGAATTATGATTTACAAACTACTTCCCGCTATTGAAGGCGAACCACAAATCCTTGCCCGTATTGACGACGATGACAAATGCCGCCTGACTTGTACTGAGCAGCATCCAGAATACCTAGCTTGGCTTGCTGAAGGCAACGCCCCACTACCTGCGGACGAATGACATGAACCAAGCCGAACGCGCTGAACTTGTTGCCGATATTGCTGCGGCGATTAAAGCATCATCTACTCTGTCTGAAGATGAGGTGCGTTGGGTCAAACTCGCCATTGAAAAGCAGGAGCAGTCAATCAAACTGCGTCAGGCGATTATCGAGAAGACCTTGGGTGGTTTGGTGTGGGCTGCATTGGCTGGGCTGGCCTACCTTTTATTTGACTTTGCAAAGAACCACGGATTCAAGTGATAGATGCAATTGCTTCAGCACAGATACCTTGGCCCAACACAGAACAGAAAATTGTGTTGGTGTGCCGCGTCGTGCTGCCGCAAGAGAAGTATGGAGCCAATGAGTTTTTAGATAAGGACGGGAGGGTTTGCAGGTGGGTTTTGGAGGTCAAGAATGTTGGACCCAATTAGCGCATTCGCAATAGCCCAAGGAGCCATCAAAGGAATCCAAGCTGCTATAAAAATGGGCAAGGATGTCCAAGGCATCACGCACGACGTGATGAAGTTTTTTGATGCCAAGGACAAGGTTGCAAAGGAGGCGGTTAAGGACCCGAAGAAAAAGTACAGTTCAGACACCAGCCAAGCAATGAGTACAGTCATGCAACTGCATGAGTTAAATAAAGCCGAGGAAGAACTCAAGTGGCACTTCATCAACCAAGGCCATAGCCAGTTGTGGAGTCAGATTCTCTTGGAGCGCAACAGTATTGTGCAGCGCAGGAGAACGCAAGAGATACTAGATGCTAAAGCGGCCAAGAACCGCAAGGCTGAGATTGACGAGGCCATCACGATGGGATTGTGCATACTGGTTGCCGCTGCCATTATTTTCTTGGTGGCTTGGGGTGTAATTGCAATGAAAGGCAAGCTGTGAGCGAAGGAACTTTAAACGCCAATTCAACCCTTGACAAAGTTCTTGGGTATGTGGATTCGCCATTTAAACTTGCCGCCATCCTTATTATGGGCGTGGTTGCTTTCGCTGGCTATTTTGTGTACACGAACCAAGATTTGCTGATTGGGGCTTACAAAGAATCCAAGAAGATACCCAGCATTGCCGAGGACAGGGTGGAGGACGCCTCTGCCCACCTGTTCAAGACCACTAACGCCACTATCGTTGCGGTGTTTAAAGTCAACCCAATGTTTGGGACTCGTGTGCTGTATCGAGCCTACGCCAAGGACGGCAGAGACAAAACCAATGACGGGCTGGATGTGGGGCTGTTTACACAGAACGCAGCCAATAACGCCGACGTTGTGAAGCTGATGGCAAACGAAATTCCTTGCGGGGAGTACCGCACAGCGCAGTCTGAGATGGGCATTTGGTACATCAACAAGGGCGTTACTTTCACTTGCAGAATCAGTGTTCCACCAGAACCGGGAAGGTTTGTGGGACAGATAACCGTTGGGTGGGAGACAGAACCCACGGACTTAGAATCAGCAAAAACCATGCTGAGTATTGCGGCAACCATGCTTTCAAGGAGTAAACAATAATGTTTGACATCACAGGACTGCTGCAAGTAGGCGGCAAAATCATCGATAAGTTAATTCCCGACCCTGAAGCCAAGGCACGGGCGCAACTGGAACTTGCTACGCTTGCCCAAAACGGCAAACTGGCTGAAATGGCAAACGAGGCAGAACTCTTTAAAGCCGAGCAGCAAAACACCACAGACCGCTGGACTGCTGATATGGCCTCGGATTCGTGGCTGTCTAAAAATGTGCGCCCAATGACCTTGGTGTATATCCTGACCGCTTACCTCACACTGGCTATTTTGGATGGCGCTGGTTTTAAGATTTCCGAGTCTTACGTCACGCTGCTGGGGCAGTGGGGAATGCTTGTGATGGGTGCGTATTTTGGTGGCAGAACTCTTGAAAAATTAGCCGACATGAAAGGTAAAAAATGAACCTCTCACCCCACTTCACTCTTGCAGAACTGACCGTCACCGACCACCGTGAGTTTGACAACAGCCCAACACAGGAAGAAATTAGTAACCTGCAACGCTTGGCGCAACTGCTGGAGCAGGTCAAAGAAACCTTGGGCGGCAAACCCGTGATGATTAACTCTGCGTTCCGATGCAAGCAGGTCAATGATGCAGTGGGCAGCAAGGACTCCAGCCAACACCGTCACGGTTGTGCGGCTGACTTCCGAGTGCCAGGTGTGACTCCCGACGAAGTAGTCCGTGCCGTAATTGCTGCGGGTTTACCCTATGACCAAATTATTCGGGAGTTTGACCGTTGGACGCACATTAGCATTCCTAACGTGGATGGTACAGAACCTCGTGGCAAAGCACTGATTATTGACAAGGCTGGCACTCGTCAGTTTGAGTAATGGCCACAAACTACACAGGTCAGATCACGACACCGGCAGCACCCAACACGGGTACGCCTGGGAATGAGTACGAGCAGAGATACTTTAGCCAGACCTTCGCCAATATGGGAGGGTACTTTCAGCGCGTCACAGGCATCATTGCTGCGCTGTTCGGGCCAAGGGGAGGGAAGTACATCAACAATCCCTACGGTGCGTTTCAGGACGGTACAAATCAGACGGCGGCCAACACAACCACTGCCTACCCTATAACCTTTGACACTACAGACTTCAGTAACGGGGTGACATTGTCAAACTCGTCAAGACTTAACGTGGCTCAACCTGGTGTGTACAACCTGCAATTCAGCATCCAAATCAAGAACACGACAAACAGTTCAGCGGATGTTGACTTTTGGTTTAGAAAGAACGGGACAGACATCGCCAAATCCAACAGCAGGTTTGGCATTTCGGCAAGAAAATCATCGGGCGACCCGTCTCATGTAATCGTTGCCCTTAATTTCTTTGTAAGCCTAGCCGCCAATGACTATGTGCAGATCGTTTGGAGAACAAGCGATGTTGATGTGACCATTGAAACGTTCGCGGCTGGAACATCCCCGACACGTCCGTCAATCCCTTCGGTGATTGCCACCATGTCGTTCGTGTCCAATTTGTCTACAGAAACAGCATAATCTCGTCATGGCACTCATACCACTCAAAATCCCCCCAGGCGTTTACCGTAATGGTACTGAGTACCAGGCTGCGGGACGCTGGTACGACTCTAACCTTGTGCGCTGGTACGAGAACACCCTGCGACCCATTGGTGGGTGGCGTAAGAAGTCAGAGACACAACTCACAGGTGTATGCCGTGGGTTGCTGGCTTGGGTATCAAACAGCGGTGGACGCTACGTTGCCGCCGGAACACAGTCGAAACTATTTGCGATGGACGAGAATAATGTTGTTAAAGACATTACCCCAGCAGGTTTTACTACTGGCCGTGCAGATGCCGTCAGCGGGACAGGCTACGGCTACAACACCTATGGATCGTTTTCTTATGGCGTGGCACGTCCTGACATTGGCTCCGTGGCTCCGGCCACTACATGGAGCCTAGACACTTGGGGCGAGTATCTTGTAGCGTGTAGCGACACGGACGGCAAACTCTATGAGTGGCAATTGGGGTTCACTACCCCTACAGTCGCGGCTGTAATCACCAACGCGCCAACAAGTTGCGCTGCCGTTTTAGTGACTTCAGAGCGCATTATGTTTGCGTTAGGTGCAGGTGGTAATGGTCGCAAAGTGTCTTGGAGTGACCAAGAGGACAACACAGTATGGACTGCCGCGTCAACTAATCAGGCTGGTGACTTTGAATTGTCCACAGTCGGCTCACTCAAGGCAGGCAAAAGAGTCCGAGGTGTAAACCTTTTGTTTACAGATGTGGATGTACACACAGCCACCTATATCGGACTGCCATTCATTTATTCGTTTGAGAAGGCTGGTTCGGGCTGTGGAGTAATCTCTAGCCAATCCGTTGCGGCCATTGACACTGCGGCTATGTGGATGTCCAAGGCAGGCTTTTTCCAATACGACGGCTACGTCAAGCCAATGGCTTGCGACGTTTCGGATTACATCTTCAACAACATAAATTACAACCAAGCCTCTAAGGTTTACGCTGTTCATAATAGTATGTTTGGTGAAATCACTTGGTTCTACCCATCAAGTGCATCAAATGAGAACGATTCCTATGTGACCTACAACTACCGTGAGGGTCACTGGGCGATTGGAACCATGTCCCGCACGGCTGGTACTGACAGGGGTGTTTTCAAGAACCCCATGATGGTCAGCGCAGATTCCTACATTTATGAGCATGAGGTGGGTTTCACCTATGACTCTGTCAGCCCTTTTGCCCAGTCAGGACCCATTGAGATCGGCACAGGCGAGAACATCATGTCCGTCAGGTCAGTTATTCCTGACGAGCAGACACTGGGCGAGGTTGCCATCTCCTTCACGTCAAGGCTGTACCCGACCTCGGCTGAGTCTACCTATGGGCCGTTCTCGGCCAAGGCTCCTACCGATGCCAGGTTCTCAGGCCGGTCTGTGAAGATGAAGGTGACAGGAAACATATTGGATGACTGGCGCGTTGGAGTTATGCGGCTGGAGACTACAACGGCAGGTA